GATGGGCTGGACAACAAGTCTGGTCAGACAGCTTCTAGCGATGACGGCGGTGTAATTAAGAAGCTTAGTGACAAGCTGGACTCCGTGATTGGACTACTGAGTGAGCTTGTATCAGGCCAAAGCAACCCTGTACCGGCGGTTGTTAGTTCAAGCGATGTTATCAGCGTAATCAATAAGCACAACAAGCAAGCACGTGTTAATCGTAATTTAGGAAGGGGGACTCCATTTGGCTAGAATCAAATATTCAGACACGTTTGACTACGCGTTTGATGAGGACGGAACCGGTGGCTTTAACTCATGGGATGACCTAGAGCTAATCGTAGGCCACGTAAGCAAGCCACTAGCACCCAACATGACAGAGTCTTATCAAGACGTCCCAGCACGTTATGGGGGCGTCTATTTAGGCACCCATTACGGTGAGCGCCAATTTGACATTCCGATTACAATCATGGCCGAAGACCGTGATGAATATAACCGGAAGCTTAGGAACTTGACGAATGCTCTCATCAACACGACTGATGATATTGAGACGCAGTATCCACTGCGTTTTAATGACGATCCGGACGTGATGTACTATGGTCACTTCACAGCAATTCCTACGCCAACATTCATTAATGATGGTGTACAGGACTGTCAGACCACGCTGACGTTCATGCTGGCTGATCCACGTGGCTTCATGACGACCAAGAGCATTCAGATTACCAATAACGACCAAACGATTGTTCCGGAAGGAAATATGACAGTCAAGCCGATAATCCATATCATCCCTAAAGAACCTCTGTATTACGTCGGGTATGAGACAAACGCCGAGTACGTGGCAATTGGTTACAACACGAATCAAGGAAACACGATTACCAATGCAGAGGGCGTAACTGAGTTAATGTCGGCTCACCAACGTCTCCAAGTGGACGACCCTTGTAATACAATGGCGACATGGTTCCAAGCCGGCACTAGCACGCAGTCAATTGTGCCATATCGCGGCGATTTAGACGGTAAAGCAACTGCTCACGGCAATTCAATCATGGTAGCCAAAGATAACAAAGGACACTACAACTGGGGGACCAGAGGTAAGCACAAGGACTTCTACGGTCCTGCCGTGCTCCATAACGGATTGCCTAGAATTACGCCTTACTGGAAGGTATCAGTTCGATTGCATCACGAAAAACAAACCGGTGCCCATAACAGCCGTTCTATGGGTAAAGTTGAGGCTTATCTACTGGACAATGACGGTCAGATTCGTGGCCGTATGGGGATTCAGGATTACGACCATGGGCGTATGCCAGTGGCCTATATTCAGCTGGGGACTTCATTCAAGTCTGGAAGTGGCAAGTATTACACCATCTTCTATAACCGAGGTAATGGATCTCAGCGCGATACGTACAAAAAATTAGGCACTACTTTCGTCAAGATTCCATTCGAGAAGAAAGAAGTAAAATCATCATCTAGCAAAAAGAAAAACACTAAGGCAAGCCGTTCTTACATGTCCACAGTTCAGCGAGAGGCATTTAAGTCGGCTGCTAAGAAGTCATCCAAGAAGACTAAGAAGAAAAAGTCTACTAAGAAAAAGGTGGTAAAGAAGAAATCCGGTGGTAAGAGTACCAAGAAAGTCTCTAAGCCAAAAGCTAAGACCAAGTCTAAAGCAGTTAAGAAGTATATCGAAACCTACAAGAAGGAATACTCATATAACAATACTGACGCGTACTCCAAATTTTGGGGTGAGTTTACGCTGGAACGGTACCGCAAGACGGATAAGAACGGTGGAAGCAAGGACTACTACCGTGCATCAATTATCCAATGGAACCTAGACACTGGTATGCCATACTCAGCTACGAATGACGCGCATACGAGATATTCCAAGCAGGACATCCAGATTCCAAGCAAATTCAACTTTGCATTGGCAAATGTGGGCGTCTTTTTTAGTAAGCACGATATTACTGAAGACTTGGCTAAGCCAACGGTGGCCTACAAGTCGGACTTCCTGACGCTGACGGACTATAAGGAATGGGCAAGTGATGGATCTAGCGACCCTGACGACATTCCGCACATCATTGCTAATCCGGGCGAAGAAATCATCATTGATACTGCTGCTGAAAAGGTAACGGTTAATGGGCGGAATTTGGATAAGTATACTAGTTGGCTGTCCACATTCCCTGGAATTACGGGTGGTGTGGCTCAGACACTGCACTTCTATCCGGACCCAGCACAGGCTGATATTACGATCGACTACAAGCCGGCCATTAAATAGGAAGGAGAACTCATGTGAATTACGTGATTCTAGATAGCAAGATGAAACGAGTAGCTACGTTGGATGCTAGGAATGATGCTAATTATTTCTGGGGGGATGCAATCAACCGGCAGATTGCTGACGACAATTCAAGCACTGATGATATCGTTGGGGTGGACAGCTTCAACAGCAATGATCCTAATGCAAATTCCAAGAGCTGGAATGATACGATTGATACGCTGACTATGTTGCGTGATGAACCGGCCGCCCAATATTTACAGCAAGGCAATTACCTAGCTAAGTATGACGACCGGACGAATCGCTGGCGGGCCTATCGAATTCACACCGTGAAGGAATCTGTTGATCCAACGAGTGGAGCACACCTTGTAGCCGCTAGCGCAGTTAACGCGGCAATCTGGAAATTGGGTAAGACTATACCGTTAAAAAAAGAAATCACTGAATGCAAATTAAAAGACGCTATGAGTTGGATCATGGCTGATACCGGGTGGACGTTGAATAACAACGCGTCATCCGGTATTTTTGCAGACATTTCTTTTGATGGATCTAGCACTAGCCAAGCGATGTTACAGACAGTCTTATCCACTTATGATTGTGAGGCGGATGCGTATATTCATCTTGACCAGTGGGGCTTAGTTGATGACCAGATATTAGAATTGACTGACAGGCTTGGCGAAAATATGGGTCAGCGAATCCGTTACGGTGACAACGCGCTTACTATAGAACGAGAAACTGTAGATACAACGCTAGTCACCAAACTGTACGTTTACGGTAGTAATGACAAGAGCATTTCAGGCGTCAATAAAGGTCGGAATTACCTGACTGATTCAAAAAACAATGCACTTTATAATAGTGACCCTAATACCTGGCTGGAAGGTACTATCACTAGCTCAACCATTAAGGAACCCAACGCCTTAATGGCCTGGGGGATGAAAGAACTCAAATTGTATAATCATCCCCGTGTGAACTACGTAGTTGAGCCAACTTCTGACTTTAACCCGCAGCTTGGAGATACTATCAAAGTGATTGATCTAGACATGATTCCGCAGCTAACTTTGCAAGCACGGGTGATTCAGACCACTGAGAGCCTGTCTGACCCATCTCAGAATAAGATTGTGCTGGGTGAGTTTGCCACAGTCAATGTGGTTACGCCTAACTTCATTCAGAACATGGAGCAGAGATGGAATGACCAGGTTAAGAAACTGTTTGCCGATGCTCGTAAGAATTCTACGGCGGCCACAGTCAGCCTGATCACGCCGCTAGGACAGTCCTGGGCTAACGGAGACACTAGCAAGCGTATCGTTGCCCGGCTATTCATTGAAGGAGTCAACGTGACTGGTTTCTTATCAGCAGCCGCGTGGAATTGGCAGCGTATCAATGTCGATGGAACTCATGACCTAGATTGGGAAAGCGAACATTCAGACGATGGATACGAAGTTACAATTACGCCGCCGTTCGTTGGAACACTGATGGTATCGGTTGATGATACGTTTGTGAAAGACGAAGCCGAAATGTGGATTGACACCGGTAAGAGTGCTGACGGCACCTTTAAAAAGCTATGGGAAAGCACATACGGCAATCAGGATGAATGGGGAAGCTCTCATGTTGGTGGCCTACAAGACGCTTTCCGAATGAGCAACGGTGAAGTACTAGCAAGCTATGCGTATGGGGACGGTAAGCCAAATGGCTCAGCAGTTAGCGACTGCCAGTTCTTACACTGGGGAGCAGATGGGAAGCTACTTAATTCGATGATTGTTCAAGGTGGACAGCATGGCGGTTCGTTCAGCTATGACGAAGCTAATAACCTAATTTATAGCCAGATTAAGGACGTTTCGGGTGCTAAGCAAAGTTACCTGTGTACTTTTCCATTTACACCCCACGCAATCATAAATAGTGGCTCAGGTGGGGTTACCAAGTGGTGTGCAGTAGATAGTTACTACCGACCATGTGTAGACTTGGAACACGGACTTTGGCTGGGGTCGATGACTGATGGAACCGTTCAAATTTGTCACATCGCTGACTTGAAATCAGGTAAATTCCAACCAGTGATTGAGTTCAAAGTTCAAGACGTGGGTTGGAATCCCGTGCCGACTGGTGTGACTAATGATGGCACCTATAACACGATGCAGTCTAATGCTCTTTATTACCCGTACGCGTTCTTTACGGCGGGGGATGTGAATGGAGCTGATGACCGCATAGTGATGTGTGTCAACGTCATCACACACTCCATGATTTTTAATTATGCTGTGACAGAAGGCCAAGACATCAAGCTGAATATTCCTGTTGAGAATGGCGGCCATATGGAGCCAGAAGGTGTGTACTATGACAAGACCAATTCACAGCTAATTGTTGGCTTCAACGTTTCGGAATTCCGCGATGGGTCTAAGACTGAGGCTATTGCTCATAGCGCTTTGTATGTATTTCCGCTTGGTTGGCGTGACGACAGCAAAGACCTAGCCGTTGAGTATCCTGCTGAGGATATTAGCGGAGGCAGCGAAGCTATCCACACTATCACTTATCCTAGCTCTGACATCGAAGACGATGTTGGCACGTCTGATGACGACTCTGACTTTAATATCGATGATCCTATGGTGACGAAGGTGGTGAGTGAATGATTATCGCAACGGGGTCAGTCAATATCGATGAAAATACTAAGTTAGCTGAGCAGGCTGGGGAAGATAATGAAGAAGCTCTTAAGGACTTGAAATCAACCGTTGATGGAAAAATTACCATTTCAACTCAGGCCCCATTTAATGACGGTGTTACCCATTCTAATGGTGATTTGTGGATGATTCAGTCAGATGGAATTACAACAGCTATGTATACGTATGAATCTGGTGGTTGGTCGGAAAAACAATGGGACCAAAGTACTATGAATGTCAGAGAGCTTTCTGCACTGTCAGCAAACTTGGGTACGGTTAATGCCGGTACAATAAATGGGGTAGAAATTAACGGAAGCAGTATCACTGAAAATAGTGTGAATGGAACAATTAAACTTGATAGTAGCGGGTTCTCAGCAGTTTCAGGCTCTAGTTATTTCAAATTCATGTCGTCTGGATCGGCACAATATACAGTGATAAGAGGTGGGCTTTGGGGAGACGATTTAACTTCAACAACTGCTAATATTGGTAACATGCATTTAGGTGGTCAAACGATTGGCGCATATGGGAATAACACACACATTGGCGAAATGGGCACCTGGACGTACTTGGCCGAGGGAATAAAAGCAGGCGCAGGCTCTTATATCTCACCGGTTAGTGGGACAGACATTTATTTTCATAATGCTTCTGGAACCACTATTGATATACATGCAGGGGATGTAATTTCCCATGGCAGTAAGCTTAAATCAGCTCTTTCAGTAAAACGAGATATACAAGATTACGATTCTGCTGAGGCATTAGCTGCCGTCATGAACACAGAAATTAAACGTTGGCAGTATAAAGTAGAGAATAATGAAAATGGAAATCAACATATTGGCCCGGTTATTGATGATGTAAACGGCGTTGGAAGTAAGACTAGTCATATATCTCATGATATGATTTCCACTGATTCTGATGGGAATTATTGTCTAAACGAGAGCAATACGATTTCTATTCTGATGGCCGCATTGCAAGAATCAAATAAACGAGTTAATGAGCTGAGCTTAAGAGTTGCAAAGCTAGAAAGGGGAAATGACTAATGGTTACAAGTATCGAAGTTAAGCAGAACACTGACAAAACTACTCACATTAGCTACACGGTGGCATTTAATGGTACTGGGCATCAATGCTATGGTAATTTTGATGCTACAGTCGATGAAGCAAATGCAGCCTTTAAGGGTGCGGATAATGCAGATATGTGGGCAGGCTTTAAAGCACTTGTTCTAAACCGTCTCAAAGATGAAGCAACTAGCGCAATGGCAGGTGATACCGGTGATTAAGCAACTAGACTTTACACAAGACTTTTCTTCTGTAAAATTCATGGATACGTCAACGTCAATCAGTCTGCTACTAACGGCTGATGGCGCCCCATTCGACTTATCAGCTTGCCAGGCTGTGGCTGTGCAGATTGCCAATGCTGATGGCTATATCACCACGCGTGACGTAGATTTAAGCAGTATTGATGACCCAGCAAGTGGTGAGATTGAAATGCCGGTTGATGGCGAGCTGATGACTATCTTGACACCTGACGATTACAATATTGAAGTTTGGACAATCATCAAGCCTATCAGCGTAACGACTACCTCACGCACAGCCACACTGTCTATCATTGATGGACAGATTGAGCCACACACAGCCATCTTCCCTAGTAATGGTGTACTTGGATTCACCATCAAAGAAAACCTGATGAACCAAGATGGCGATGTCATTGCTACCATCTCGATGGATGAGTATGAACAACGATTCAGCCAGCTAGAGACTAATCTGACAGATAAAGTAGCAACTTTGCAAGGACCTAAAGGTGACACTGGTGACACTGGTCCAATGCCTGATATGACGAAGTATGCAACGTCTGCTGATGTTGTGTCGGCATCCAAAACTGATAATGACTATACTGATGAACAATTCGATAAGTCTGTAAAGGATGGGGACCAGATTGGCGGAAGAAATTATTTGGCATACGAATCATGGACTGCGGCAAAGCAGTACGGATACTACCATGTGATGAACGGGCAGTTGGTGGTGTCTTCTAAAGTACCAGACACCGATATCTACAGCCTGATGATCCCCGTACCTGCGGGTTACAAGACTTCTGTTTTTACTCGATTTGAGAAGGTGGCGGCAGGTGGGTCAAACGTGATTTTCTATGACAGCAATAAAAAATATATTAAAGGATTTCAAATCAGTCAGGATATCGGAGTTACAAGAATTACGCTTCCTGATAATTCTGCTTACTTTACAATTAATTCTCCGTCAGCGTCGGAAAAGGCAAAATTTGAGTTTGGAAGCTTATCTACCGATTGGACTCCAGCGCCGGAAGACCTGACGCAAGGGGTGGCGCTGACTAGCGACACTGACCTGTACATGCTACTAGACGGTGAGAAGAGCTACTGTGTTAACTCGAATGCGTTGGCCGCAACTATGATCAACTGTCCAACAACGTCAGCTTTTAGCCTGACTGCCCATACAATTAGTGCTGGGTCGGGGAATGGCAACAAAAATTGGAAGATTACTGCCCTAAGCCTCAGAGATTTGACCGGCAAACAGTGGCACGCCGTTATTGCAACGGATGGATCAGGTAATCAGCAGATTGATGCGCCATGGACACTTGTTCCCACGGATGATACTAAGCTGATACATGTGAAAGATGCCGCTAACTACCAAAAGAGCAAGATTACAGAAGACGATGGCACTGCTGAGTATATGTGGCAAGATTCAAAAGCTGATTTCTTGCAACTAATCAAGTCTTTGCCAACCGGAGCACATACCTTCTTTGCTACCGGCAATATGACCAATAATCCGGTTGGAGCGGGTCACGCTTCCATTGGAATGATTAACGTGGCTACACTCAGCAAATCTGGTAGTGGATACATGTCTGATATTTATGATGGAAGTGCTTGGAGTATTTCGATTCAAGCTGGGGTTCCAAGCTTTAAAAAGTTAGTTAGTGATGATGATCCCACCATAGTCACACAGAACGATTTAACCACAGCGATTAATACCGTTAAGGCTTACGTAGACAACAAAGCTACAACAAGTTAGGAGAGATAAAATGTTTGTTTCAATTAAATACGACACTAACGGATTCATCACAGACTTTAAGACAGCAGATACCGACGGATATACAAAGGCTTTTTTACCAGATCGGTGGATTACCGATTTCATGAAATACTCTGGGAAATTTAGATATGATGGCTCGCAGTTACTCAATCCGGGGAACTTACCTGCTACGACAATCACCGATTTAGAGTCTAATGTGACGGACCTGCAGAAGTCTAGTAAGGAAGCAGTACAGACAACCGACACACTGGCTACTGGATTGAAGCAAGTTCAGCAGTCAGTTACAGCCTTGGCTGTTCAGCAGGCTATGGCGACTAGTACAGTGACGGATACTAAGACAACTACAGAATAGGAGAGAGTATAATGGCACAACTATATAACTGGGCATATAACGATTGGAAAACAATCGACAAGATTGGACTAAAAGGGTTAGTTGGGCGATATGGTGGAATCACAGCAAGTGACTACAAGACGATTACTGGTGACGA